ACCTGCGGTTGGAGTAAACGTTAATGCCTTGCGTGATGGGTAAGCACCTAAACCAACGACTGTGGCTGTTGCTGTGCCTGATAACGTTACCGTACCTGTGCCATAAAAACTAAGTGTATGAGCAACGGCTGTGACCGTTACGTTCTGAGTTACTAGCACCGCGCTGTTTAGTACGAGATTAGTCCTCTGCGCTTCCCGCATCAACCCTAAACACTCGCCTGTCACTGCATCAAATGTAATCCTAGGCACATTGCTTAATGCTGTCTGGATAACACCGAACTTGTCTGTGTATGTCGCTGTACTTGCTCGTGCTGATACGATACGCGGGTCTACTGTTTCGCTGTTACGAAAATCAACCGTGAGAGATGGGCGTGAATTTGGGAAATTGTTTTTAATAGACATCGTTTAATCCTCTTGAATCACTAAGCCCAACGCAAGCAAGGCATCAATCACATCTTGCACGGTAGGTGAAGTTAACGGCACTATTGGGCGCAAAGATAACTCAACATTAGGTAAATCTTGATAAGCCATTGTGCCTAAAAACTGATTCAGTGGTATCTGATTTGGGTCTGTGCCGATGTCTAACAATAATCCAGATTGGGTTACAGCTTGTTGAGCAGGGTAAGTTACAAACACTTCTTTGTTGCCAGCAGAAAACGATACTAGCGCACCAGCATTAGATGACGATAGTACCGTGTTGCGTGATAGTAAAGTGCCCGCAGATATGTATGTACCAATCCCAACTTCCCATTCAGTTGCAACAGCTACATTAACAATCGTGTAATAACACTCGTTGCCGTTTCCAATTGTTGCAAATGACTGGTAGCCAGTTACAGCACCGCCAAGCGTTACTGAACCTGTGCCGTTAGTAACGCTCGTTTCTTTAACTCGGTCTGCAATATTGATAGCCATTTCATTACCTTTAAGCTAACGTAACTGTTAGGTTACCTGTCTCAATCTTTAAGATGTCGCCAGTCTGTATGGTTTTGCTATTGTTAAGCGCACCGTGATACAGCATATTGCCAGCAGATACGGCATCAAATATGGCGAAATAAGGAATAGTTCCCCAATCAGCCGTTGCAGTAGGAAATGTAATATCAGCAGTAGTGGTAGAACCACCGTCCGCTGGCGCACCAAACGTTGATGCTTGCCGTGCATAAGAGCCACCAGTTACTTGCGTACCAGTATTGGCATCGGTTGGGTCAGTAGTGTATAGACCAACGTACACGACAGCAGGGCTAGTGTAACTGGTGTTACGCAGAGTAGCATTGATTAAAGCGTTTTCTAGGAAGTTCGACATTGCAGCCATAATTACCTCGCGGATAAAGTCATTGTTAATGGGACAGCACTATGCTCAGATGAATCATCGGCACTTGTTAGTGATGATAATCCACGATCATACATTCCAGCCCACAGTTGAATTCGGGCATCATTCATTAAATATGGTTCTGCTTCAATTAAAGCTCCATATAGTAATAAATCTGGACAGTAAGCAAGAAAAACATTGCTTTGATTTGTATCTGTTAAATAGCTCGGAGATGCGTAATACAACATTCGTACCGTGTATTCAGCATCAGGAGCTGGTGCAAACTTAAACTCGTTTGCAATGATAGTATAAAAAACAGGCAAACCTGATTCGGTTACGCGCCCATTTCTAGAAAATATGCTAGGTGATAAATATTTCAAATCACGTATTGGGTTGGTGACAACAAATAGATCACGCAGCTCTAAAAAATCAATCGGCAACGATATTGTGTCATCTCCACCAGTAGTCGTGGTGGTCGAAGAATTTAGCATTTGCCGTATCCGTATATCACGTCTAAGGCGCACTTCTGCTAATCGTATAAAGTCAGGTATTTGAGCAGTCAAATCAGAACGTGCAAGGTAGCTTGCAATCGTAGACTGTAAGTCTGTGTAGTTCGTTATGCCCATATTATGTCCATATGATTAAACTCTACCAGGTCTTGTTCTAAAGAAACGATTATCAGGGTCATTCAAAAACAGTTTCATTTCAGGTTCATTAATAACAGCAAACCCGCGCATAATACCTTTGCGGTTTAAGTCATCAATCACAGTAAGTGGCAACCGAGCAACATGCGTCATATCGCCGTACTTATCTTGTGATTTTACTTGATTAAACATTAATTTGTTAGCCTCAATTATATGGCTAACATCTTGTTTTGTTTCTAGTATTAAACCACCATCTCCATCAGAATGGGCAACGGTGTGTCTACCTGCAAATTCATCAACGTTTAATATTTTGTTCATAGTTTAATTAGGGTGAGAGTTTCCCCCCACCCACTTTTACAGTTTAAAGAGCCATGTTTAAATCAAACACGCCACCATGTGCAGCTTCGTTACGCATTTCCAACGTTAACTCAGCAAGAATCTGAGTCTTGTCGCTGTCACCAGTCTTGGCCAATTCATTTGTAGCGAATGGGCGCAAATAAGCAACTGCTGCGTACTCAGGGTCTAGCACCAAAGCGTCACGCACACGCATGAACCGATTAGGTACGACAGACACGGAACCGAAGTCTGACAAATAAATATCAGCTGCGCCAATGATAGTCGTTGGTGCATCGGCTGGTGCCATGTAGCGTTGTTGAGCGATACCAGCAAAGGTTGATACTTTCTGCTTGCCTGCTGCACCAACCATCAACACTTTAGGCATGCCACCGTTAGTGTAAACGCTTGCAATAACAATTTTTAACAGTGCTTCAGTAAACTCTCGGACTGTGCCATCTGTGCGGGTAGTTGAACCAATAGTAGTAGGGTCAGCACCGCCAGAACCAAACGAAGTATTGCTGTCAAGCCAAGCCAATACAGAACCTAGCTTGCGAGCAACAGTGCTAGAGCCTGCCGAGCTTGCTTGGTTTGAGCAAAGAATGCCCTCGATGTCACGCTTTAACTCGCTCGAAGCACGGGCAAGTTGGTAAGCCTTTTCACTCTTGCGACCAGCTTTGTTAACCGAGTCAAGTGTGCCAGAGACTTGAATGGTCTTTTGCACAATTTGGCAATAGTTACCTAGGCGAACTGTTGGTGATAGAGTAGCAGACGATGCATCTGCGCCCTCTACTGCTGCGTTTGCAGTGTTAACCGCAGTTAAACTATCAGTCTGCCATTCATGGAATACAGCAGTAGCTTTGCTACGCGCTAGTGTATTTAAGAGTGGGGTCTCGGTTGGCGAAATGTTATAAATAACATCGCTTAAATCTTCACGTTGCCCAATGGCAGTGTGTGCGGTAAATGTAGCCATGATAAATCCTTATATAAATTGTTCGAAAACATTAGCGGCATCGGCAACCCTGCCTGTGCGTCGCAATTGTTGCATGTTTGCTTTACTCTGTTCTGACGCCCCTTTGCCTTGTGATACGCCTGCTTTTAGCATTTTGGGTGCTTGAGAAACTTTCTTTTGCATACCAGGTTTTGATGCTATTAACTTGTCGTACTGCATTGCTTTGTAAAGTGTCATAACAGCGCGAGAATCATAAACACTAGCCAATTCTTGATCTGTCCACCCAATAGACTTAGCAAAATTACGAATGTCTTTGCGGACTGTTTCGCCTTTTTCAGGGTCTAAAAATTCAGGTATGTAAGCAGATAACTTCTCAGCCTCTAGCGCAACATGTTTGCCAATCATTTCTTTGTGTTCCGCTTGTTGCTGTTCGGCAATGCGTTGACGTTCGAATTGAATGGCTTGCAATTGATCTTTGCGCTGTGACAGCTCTGATACTTTTACAGCATACCCAATCGGGTCTATATCTTTTAACTCATCAAGATTCTCGGCTTTGTTTTGGTTTGTGAGCATCTGCTCAATCATTCCTAGACGTTGCGCGTATGTATCTCTCAATCCTTTTGCTTGCTCTACGCCCGCTTTCTCCGTATCCAGAGATTTACGCGCTTCTGCAAGTGCTTGGGTTTTCTTTGTGTAGTCTGCCTCGCGTTGATATCCTCGGACTAATTCGTCTTGCGTGACCTCTATATCTTCGCCCGAAACTCTGACGCGATATTTTGGTTGCTCAACTTGTTCGCCCTCTTCCTCTTCGCTGTCATCGGTTGCATAATCTTGAACCTCGGACTCCGTTACAATCTCTTCGCTTTCCTGTTCGGCTACCTGTTGCTCTTGCGAGTCATCACCGCCCATCAAACCAAGCATCGCACCAGCGGCACTATCTACTGTTAGCATAGCATTACCCGTATCGGGTGTCATGTTTTCGCTCATCTTAAACCCCTACTGCCAAAAATCCGTTTGGCTCGGTGTGCTGATAAGTCAGCAATTCTTAAAATATCTTCCATCTCTTGCTATCAATCTGCTTGCTATCCGCTAAAGATTGAAAGTGGGATATGACCAAATCTATCTGTTTATGTAGTCGGTAATAATCTTCACGCACATTTATATCTGATTCGTTACTGTTAACAATTTGCTGTAAACAATTATCTTTAATCGCTTTCATTTCACCCATGAAAAACTCATCGCGCAGTAAATTGATTGACAATTGCGCCTTGTCCATTAATTGTTATTCCCACCGTTAAAATTTCCACCGATCAAATTTCCAGAATCAAAAATTCTACCAATGGAATTATCAACAGGAGGAGGAGGAGTGCCACGTTCAAAGTTTTGCAACGCAGATTGGAAGTCTGCGGGTATACGTGATGCCTCAGGTAAACCAAAGTTCATGGGTATTTGACCACCAAAAAATGGATTCATCACTGGTTGTTGCATCGGTTGACGTTTCATCTGGGCAATAGCTTCGAACGGGTTGTATGCGCTTTGTTGCTGTCCAAATTGTTGCATCGGTTGCATTGATTGTTGCATTTGTTGCAAAGGTTGTTGCATAGGCTGTTGCATGCTTGATTGCAACGACGCCATTAATTGCGAATCTAA